TCTTTTTGAAAGGGGTACATCTTAAAAGGTACTAAACCCTCATCAAGTGATACAATTTTTACATAACTCTGTATGAAGTACAGAGGGTCTTCCATACATCTCTTGTATTCAAATAGTTGTTTCTTAGTCCATTCTTGTTGAACATTTGCTCGTTTAAGATTAGGATTTCCAAGATATGTAGCATCACTCATCACTCTTACCTTTTAACATTTTTTGGAGTTCAGCAGTTGAACCAACAAACAATGCATTAGTGACATTCTTGGGTGCAGAATTAGGAACTTCTTTAAGTTTTCGCATTTTCTCTTGTAAGTCACCTAATTTCTCCGTAACCTCAGCCACTTGTTTAATGAGATTTCCAGCAACTTCATATGCTCTTGGGTGTTCACCCTCTTTTGCAAGTTCTAAAATACCTTCAATAGCATCTTGACCTCTCTCCACAAGTCCGTAGAAATTTTCTCGTTGATATTTATAATCATTCTCTATATCATCTTCATTACTTTTGACAACCTTTTTAGGAACTACAATATTATTTTGTTGAATTGCAGTTTCTACTGGGTCAAAGACTCCAAGAGCTTTATCTATATCTGAAAATGGGTTTTTCATAACTAACCTTTTTTAACATCAGAACCACTAGTTGTATCATAATTTTTTGCATCTTGAAAGAAAGAACTAGTTTCATTAAATCCAAAGTCATCATCTGCATCTGCACTCGCAGGCGTAGGTGTAACTGAATATCTTTGTTCTCTTGTAGGTGTAACTGCTGGTAGGTCTGTATATTGATCTACTTGTACAGTTTTGATAACACTTGAAGAAGTAACTGGGCCGTATAGGTAAAATTTCAAAGTAAATGCAAGTGTGTAGATTATTGCTCTACGACTCTCAAAGTCACCTTGATAGTTATCTTCGTAAGAAACACTATTTAAAATAATAGGTACATCTCGTTTGATACCCATATCTGCCATATCATTAAGTGTAAGTGTATAATCTGGTTGAAAGTAAGGAAGTATTTGTTCTACTATCTGTAACGCATCATCAGAGTTTTTCGCCATTGCGTACAAAGTAATGTCCATGTTATATGGAACAGGCATAAACTGTGTGTCTAATTTATTTGCATCTGAACTAGCTGATTTTACTTTTTTGAATTTCTGTACACGATTTAGTTTTCTTGTTGCATCATATGTCAATGAACCAATTTCAAAACCTAGTCGTGGTAAAGTAATTGCAACTGCATTTGCAAGAGATGGGTCTTGGTCTAAACGAGTTAACCATTTTTGTTTAGGCCCATATGCAAGTGGTACTTTCATTGCCTGTGTTACTACTCCAGAATTGTCCTTACGAACTATCTGAAGATTATTAAACATAGTTCCAAACGCAACGATTACGTTTCTAACTGTCTCGTGATAAAATTGTTGTCCTAACATTATGTGGCACTCCCTACATCACCAAATGGATTTGATTCAGTAAAATCTAATACTGTATCGTCAAGTTGGTCGAATAATTCATTTTGTGAAGTCTTATCCGTAACATAATCACCTACTATGTAGTCTTCTGTAATTATGTATGAATTTGTTCCTGTATCTGCTGCATTTTCCAGAAGAACAGAACCGACTTCGTTTTCAAGTGTAATCTGATATGCTCTCGCATCTGTACTCAAATCACCCTCAATTGCATCAATAGTTGCAATACCTGTGTCCATAACTTCAGATGCATACTCAAATTGTTTACATCTTAATTTATATACTGGGTTATTGTCCAGTTGATAAAAAGGTTCGTCATGGTCTACAAAATTAATCTCAAACATCTTTGCAAAAACTGGGTGATAAACTAAATCTCCCTCTTGTGGCCTGTCTGCATCAGTTGTTGCTACATCTTGTAGTATGTAATAGTTACCAGTAAGTGTTGTAAGATTAGATGAGTTACCAGTTTGGTCTATACTTCCATCTTCTAAAGCAATAGAACCACCACCTTCTTCTAAATTGATTTGACTATCCATTTCTTGAAATCGTTCTTTAGAAACTACGAATGTAATCTCGTTACGATTCTCTAAACCAAACTGTGAGATGATTTCTTTGTCTCCACCGAAACCAGCTCCATCTTCTACATACATTTCGATTGGTTCAGCATTTGTGTATTTAGATAATGCATCTTCACCCAAAACATTATCAAGTGCAACAGTTTCACGATTGACATAATATACATCATGTCCATAAATCTGGATTGCTTCCTTGACTAGATTCTGATATAAACTTCTCTCCGTTGCGATTGAGTGAAGATTACTTGTGTGAAATGCACTATTAACAGCCATTTACTTAACCCTTAAACATATCTATGGGTGGTTCAATTAACATCATCTTTTCTTCTAAATCTCTTATTTCTTCTGTTGCTTGTGAAAATATTTCTGCACCATTCATCTCTACACCACCAAGCATTTGAACTCCGTTAAACTTGGAAAGGTTTGCACCCCATTGTCTTTTGATTAGAGCAGTTGCATATCTTTTAAGATAGATATCATCATACATATCTGTGTATGTATTTGGGTCTAATTTACGATAACATTCAATAACTAAATATTCGCCTTCGGTAATATCATTATCCCAATCCATATCAATATATAAACGATTTTGGTGTTCTTGGAAACGTAAAGGTTTTTCTCCTACTAAAATATGAGAAAGAAAATCTAAATGTTGCATAGTCATTTCGTAGTGTACAACTGAAGTAGAACTAAAATCATAAAGGTCATTTAATCTAAGTTGATAGCGAATATCAAACATATTATTTGTTGCAGTATTATCAAATGGAAAAATATTTAAAACTGAAATAATAGAAGAAGGCATAGGAATAAAACCTTTACCCTCACTAAAAGATGCAGTTATAGAACTATCTGAAGTATCAGTTGCACTTGTTGTATCATTAGTTTTTGCTCTTGCAATATCATCAGCAGTTACTTGATATTTAAGATACATTTTCTCAATACCATCATAATGATAATGAGAAAAATATTGTAATGCTTCATCTATTCTGTCATCTGCTTGGTCATCAGATACGTTGATATCAATGACACCAAAACCTAAAGCCCTTAGACAATATGATTTAAATGTTGATTTTGAACTTGGTATTGCCATCTTTTTTTCCTTTATCTACTATTTAGTCAATATTAAAGTCCAGCACCAATTGCAATTGCAAATGCTCTAGTCCTTGATTCTACTGCATCAACGAAAGCTTTGATTGATTGTTGTGATGCAACCTTTGTTGCAGAGTTACTTGACATATCATCTTCGTCTAAAAATGCTGTTCCACTTAATCCAGTATTTATAACTGGACTTGTTAAAGTCTTGTTTGTTAGTGTCTGTGAAGAAGTCAGGAGTGCGATTGAACTTGTGTCTGATAAGTCTGTACTTGCGATTGTTATGTTCGCAGTTCCATCAAATGATACTCCAGCAATAGTTCTTGCAGTTTCTAATGCAGTTGCTGTTCCAGCATTACCAGATATTCCACTTACAACTAAGTCTATTGTTCCATCACTATCTTGATATGTAACTGCAATATCTGTTTCAGTATTACTACTGAACATTGCACCCACAGTATCTTGAATGACCTCTGATAAATCTATGTTTGCACTACCATCAAAAGAAACTCCATGTATAGTTCGTGCAGTTTCAAGTGTAGTAGCAGTAGCTGCGTTTCCAGTTGTATCTTGATTTCCAGAAGTATTTACGCCAGGAAGATTTATATTTGCAGAACCATTAAATGATACACCACCAATAGTTCTCGCAGTTTCTAGTACAGTTGCTGTGGCTGCGTTTCCAGTTGTATCTTGATTAAGTGTACCAACAACAAAATCTAATGTTCCATCACTATCTTCGTATGTTACAGTAATGCCACTTTCAGTATTACTACTAATCATTGCACCAACTACATCTTGTAGTTGTTCATTAGTTATTGTATCACCAGCATCAGCACCAACAAACTTATTAGTAGATGCCTGATACTTTAGAAACTTACCATCTACTTTTACTGAGTCTCTATCAACATCATCCATAAACTCAAGTCTAACTTCACCACCACCAGCACCAGACATTTGTGTTGATGCAATTTGTTGTGCAATAAGTGACCTAAAATTATCAAATTCTTTTCGTAGAGTTGCAATCTGATTGACTTCTTCTGTAATTTCAGTCTTTCCCTCTAGACTGTCTAGATGGACAATTGCTTTGTCAATCATACTTGCAGTTTTTTCTACTGAAGTAGGTTCTTCTGATATTGTGTCTACCTTAATCTCATCAACTACAATATCATCAGAATTTGGTTCTGTTATTGTGGAAAACAATTCTTCTAGTGCTTGAATATTTACACTTTCATCAACTGGTTTCGGATTTTCTTCTGGTTTTGTAATTTCACTAAAAGTATCTGCAAGATTAGTAATTATGTCTAATTCATTTTTTTCTTCTAGTGATAAACGTAACTCAACTTCAATCTTTGCTTCTTCGTGAGCTTCATTGAGTCCAGAAAATAGTTCTGTGATGTCTGCTTGTTCTATCTTGGGAACATGAGGTGCATTAACTTTAGTATCTTTTGCAATAGACTCTAAGTCTTTGAAAAGATTGGTAATGTCTGATTTCAACTCAAGTTGTTGAGATGGCATAATATTCCCCTTTGTTAGTATTTATAAAAAGGGAAATACCTCTAATCTGCATCCTCTAT